AACGTCTTCTTCATCAAGGGTGACGCTTCGCGTATGGACGCACATGTCCATAGCGAAACCCTCAAGAAGGAGTATCGTTTGGCGAAGATCATGGGAGCCCCGCAATTGTGCTTGCAGGCTATACGCATGCAGCGAGCGGTTTGTTATACCATGGGTGGCCTTCGTTTGATCATTGAAGGACGGCGAGTCACGGGTGATGCTAGGACCAGTGTGGGAAACACGCTGGAAATGGCGTTCATTTGTTGGGCTTGCATGATCCTGGTCTTTCATCTAATGCTCGTGGAGGTGCAGTTCGGCATTGACTGGAGGGAGTTGCTGAATGGAGACGATAGTGTCATGGTTGTTGACAAGAGGCTCTATTCGGAAGACCTACAAGATAAGCTGAATCAGCAGGCCCTCCGCTTGGGCTATAGGATGAAGTTCGAAATAGCGATGTACATTGAGGACGTCGAATTCTGCTCGAGAGTTTTTTGGCCAACGCAGGACGGTTATGTGTTGGGCGCTAAGATTGGACGATGGCTGGCTAAGGCTGGCTACATGTTCAAGAGCGCCCACACTATGGCCGATTACCGTAGCCAGATGATCGGGCATCTCCAGGACAACTGGTTCGTGCCGCTCGTTAGTGACTATTGTCGTACAGTCATTGAACTGATCCCAAAGAGCAACCGCCGCTATCGCGCGCGCGGTCGCGAGGGTCGCGAGGAAGATTACAAAATCCACGCTGAGAAAGTGCACGAACCCAACACGGATACTTTAGTGTTTGCCAACCTTCGATATGGCCTTACCCGCGCCCATATTGATGAGTTCCGTGCTTGCCTTGCGGAAGTGCATACGCTTCCAGTTATGATCCATCTTGAGTGGATGGACCACATAATGGAGGTGGATGCCTAGCGGGTGTAACAAATTGTTACGCCTGCTACAACCTAGGAGATAAGGTCGAAACGGTTAATCAGTGTTCTCAGTTCATGTTCATAATATACTTGTTAGGGACAGTGCTGTATTTGGTCCTGTTTTACCACGTAGTAGTCGAAGATGCCGAAAATCAACGCGAAGAAAAGCGTCGTAAAGACGCGCCCATCAGTCGCAGATGTTCCCGACCCGATTGTGTCGATGACGAAAAAGAAGCGCCAAGTTCCAAAAGAAGATTCTGGGGTGTCTAACCTTGGGATCGCTCTGCGCACCCTTGGTGGTGCTGCTGGAACGTACTTCGGTAACCCAACTGCTGGGGTCACTGCTGGCGCACTTGTCTCACGACTCTTGGGTCATGGTGATTATGAAGTGAAGACCAATTCGTTGATCGCACCAAATTCTTCACCGATGAACAGTGCTGCAGTTGTGATGGGGCCGGACGGCCGTCGCGGTGTCCGCATTCAGGAGAGAGAGTTCGTGGGTACGGTGCTAGGGTCAACAACCTTCAGCAATAAATCTTACGTTATCAACCCTGCGAATGCGGCAACTTTTCCGTGGCTGAGCACAATCGCCACCAACTTCGATGAGTGGAAACCTAACGGGATCGCGTTTTCGTTCCGTAGCACATCAGCTGCCTTTAACGGTTCGAACCAAGCCTTAGGTGTCGTGGTCGGAGCAACCGAGTATGATCCAGTTGACGCCCCTTACGCCACTAGGTTGGAGATGGAATCTTCAGCCTATGCCGTGAGTGGGACGGCTTCAGGTGATTGGGTGCATCTGATCGAATGCGACATCAGTGAGCGCGGTCGAAACGTATTGAAAACGGCCACAACGCAAACCGTCAGCACGCAAGCGTCGGAACTCGATTATCATTTGGGCACGTTCCAAATTGCGACGGAGGGACAATCAACGGCTGGGCAAGTCCTTGGAGAATTGTGGGTGTCTTATGACATCACTTTCTACAAGAAGCAGCTGTTTGGTGGACAGTTGGGTAACAACGTTAACATCTTCACTATTGGGGGTGTTTCTTCCGGCTTTAACTCCGGTACTGCCCCTTTGGGGACGTACACATCGTGGGTAGGAGCCGGTAACATGTCTGTTACTGCTTTGTCCAATACTCTCATCCGTTTAAACAATGTCAGCACTGGTTATTATCAGTTGCAGTATTTGTTTTCGAGTACGACGCAATTCACAGGCGCTTCTGGAGTCGGTGTCTTTGCTAAGATAGTCAGTGGAAGCTCCTCCAACGTTGCTTTAGTGACATCGGGGTTAGTTCCCTATGTTACTCAACAATCCAATGCAGGCGGCGCACAGACTGTCAGTTCCGTGTTTTGGACCATGCCTTTTCAGGTTACTGGACCGAACCCCGTGATTGACATTAGTACTGTGAGCGCCGCTTACCCTGGAGCAACCTACAGCCAGACTTACTTGGTAATCATGCAAACACCCCCCCCCAGCGCCCTTGCTACCAACGGGTTATCATTTTGATCGTAAACTGCACATAGAGAACCGAATTAGACCTTATGGCCAGCTGGATGAGGCCGATAACCAGCGCCCAGATCGGGGCGATACGATCACCAGAACCAGGATAAACCTAGCCGCCGCCAACCAAAAATCCAGGCTAGTCGAAAAACATAAAAACATAAGACCTACTTC